ATATCTTAAAGACACCCACACAAACGGCACATTAAGCAGTTTCTGGAAGCACCCGTATCTCAAATCTCCGTCAATAGACGTGTTGATTTATACGGTAGCTTTATAAACCAGACTTTTATCTCCCTTTTCCCGGGACTGCTACTTTCCAAATGTGTACGCCACCTGAAAACCAAGTCGCTAGATCGTTAACCATAGGTCTCCTAAACCACTGGAGCTATGGATTAACTCATCGATCTTATCCGCTGGTGAACGACTAAAACAGCGTATGCCATACTTATGTTTAGATGGGGCAGTTAGGACTGCCCAGCCATACGCAGGTACATTTCTTTTCTTTAAGGCCTTGTACTTAATTGTTTCAAAACGCCGAGCAATCTTGTAAAGATCGCTTGCTGATGTAAATAAATCCGGCATCATGGCTCTCATATCACCACTCTTCGTATAATAAAAATTTACATTTTCCGCTTTAAAACGGAGAAGAGTATACCAATATAAGGGTCCCACATCGGGATCCTCATTTTGATCAAGAGCCGAGAAACAATCATAACGTTTGTTGAGATCTTTCCCAAGCTTATCGTGGAACAACCACGTCTTGAATCTCTCGGGCATCCTCTCGTTCTTATGATACATATAATTCATAGTATCGAAATCAGAACGTGACGGAATACCGGGGAGACCAAGACCTCCATAAGACTTAGGAACATTGAAAGGGACACGTTTAATCCAATACCTATCTCGATCGGTCCAACACTCCATGTCTAACATGGACTGATAGGATCGAAGGATGTTCGGTATGAAAGTGCTGTCGAAATACTTTTTAGCATTTTCAATCACAGTGGAGTCGGCTTCTTCAAGCTCAGCGAGAAAGTCACGATGACAATCCTCGTAAGACATATCAAGAACACCACTCCCCATGTCCCCACCAGAAGATCTCTTCATACCTGCAGCTATACCCATAAGGGTAATAGGAACTCGCCTCCAACGGCGTGGATTCTTCTCGACAGCGAGACCATCATCGTTAACAGTCATTTGACTTTTTACCACATGGTTCTCCGTAAAATCGAGATTATTCCAACGATAGAGTCCTTCCTCTTTACTAAGAGGGAGAAAGACTCTAGAGTTCATCTGCAGACGTCCAACCTGGTAATCAACTTTCCCAGGAGAAGGACTAAGGCCCATCGCGCTACCTAACGAACACCAGGCATCATAACATTCCTTAGATGCCTCGAACACGCAATCGTCTCCATTCACGAGGAGGGACTTACACCCCCAGCTATGTGGATTGGCTTCCATAGCCATCCGACATAAGGCGTAATTAGCCAAACATAGGATGGGAAACGAAGTAACAGAACCCATAAGTTGTCCACGGGTTTGTTCAAGCGGTTCGAAACTGTTGATGTTTTCCAATGACCTCTCGAGGAGAGCCTCTTCATGCTCTTCCTTACTGGTATCACCACGCTCGGGATAATCAAGAAATTTTTCATCCCAGGTTTGGAAACCAGTAAGAGACTGTTTGAAGAGACCGCGAAGTTTATTGCGGAAATTCCACTCGAGGTTACCATAAAAGGTATCCATCAATTCATCAACAATACATTCAGACACCCAACTATATAAATTATCAGTTGAACCTACATAATCACCCGAAAGGATCGGGCGTTCAAGGTGCTGAAAGTGTTCGTCCACAATAAGTTCAGTTATTGGTTGACCAGTAAGTCGAAAGACTTTCTTTCCTCGAAGGTACTTCCTAAGAGGATCGATGACAGAGTTCATCGACATAGTCAACCAAGGTGGACAGCGCGTAATCATACGTACCTTTAAAGCCTCGCTTAACGCGACAGGAGCTACCAAGGGCAATTCAGACAGACTTCGATCAAAAGAATAATAAAAGAAGTCACGATATGAATCCCTGAAGACGTCATCATCATAAAGAAGAATTTTTGACGCCTCACCTTGCTCCTTATCGTGGTTATAGATAAGGCTTGGGACGACAGTGAATTTTAATTCACTAGCATTAAAATGCTCACGGAAATATTGGTCTACTAGGCAAGTACCTACACATCCCATCTTATTTCGTCCATTGACGTAGTTAGAGGAAGTGGAAGGTACACGAGGCTGTATAATGTCCTCAGAAGTACAGTAGGCCTTACCAATAACTTTACGTACATATTTCCGGATCCGAGGTGCAAGTTCCCAAACATCTTCTGCTTTCTCGCGTTTAAACAAATCATTTAGCCAACCCACCTGCGTCTCTTTAAGAGCATAATGCTCTGGACGAGGGAGGCCACTTTTAAGGCCTATCAAAACGGAGTTGACTAACGACTCAAAACGTAGAGGATGTTTGCGACGCAACGCTTTAATAAAGCGGCTTGCACGTCCCAACAAAAGTTCACCAGGACGAGTAAGAACAGCACTAAACTTAGTGTCATGTTCATACTCGTAACCCATATGGAAACGCCAAAAGGATATAAGTAAAAATTTAAATGTCTTAATCCAGCCCATATGGGATTTAGGGTTACAATAAGTATCAAATACCCTATTCACAGATCGTACTGTACGCTCGAGATCATAACCAGAGCTATTGAAACCGTAGATCGAATACAGTTGTACAGTAGTTTTCAAAGATTTAAGAATAAAGCGACTAACTTCCCGTCGATCAGGGGAAGGGTTTTCAGGCCCTCTAACCTTGGCCTCAAGCGGTCGTTCGTTGAAGAGACGAATGACACTGCTTGGCGTGTTGTGAAGATCACAATCATCAACATCCGACAAGTCCGAGTCGAAATCAGAATCTGTATCTGACTCGGAACCGGGAGACGTAGGTTTCCTAGGTTTCCTCGGTTTTGGACGTATCGGTGGACATTGTTTCACATCCACGTCTTGTTGGTGAGGGGTAGAAGAATTAGCAGACTGCAGAGTCGGAGGATTGATAACTCCCAAGCAGGTCTGTCTTCGACCCCAACACCTCCTACGAGTGGGAAAACTT